TTTACTTATTAGATGGAAAAATAGAAAGACAGGGACAACGCACTGATAGATTATATGAAATGTATACAGATGTATTAAAAGAAATTAAAGATATTTATAAAGACAGGAAGCAATAATGAGCTTTATTCTTGAATTATTAGGAATTTCATTTATTCTTCATATGATTATAAATCATTTAGAGAATTCTTGACCTTCTTCTTTTTCTAATTCTTTATTCAATTTAGATAAACTCTTTATAGTAGCTGGAAGATTCTCCTGAGAAGCTGAGTTTATAACTTCGAAATAATATTTTCTTAAACTTGGATTTGTAACAATTCTAGTCATTATTTTTCCAGTTTGATAAGCTGCGAATCCAGCACCAAGAGAACCTAAAGCAGGTAATCCTACAAATAATTTTACTGCTCCAGACAAAAGTAAATGCCCTGGTATGGTCTTCATATTTTTAATAATAAAATCTTTTGCTGACCTATTTTTTGCCAAAACAGAATGTGCTTGATTTGCTTCTTCCCATTCTTGATAAAATTCAGTATTATTTTTTCCATAATTTTCTATGGACTTTCTTATGGGTTCTTGAACTTTATCAAGACGACTTTTCATAAGTTTCTTTTCAGTGCTATTTAAATCTTCGAAAAGTTTTTTTGATGTTCGCAATTCATTAACATCGTGATAAGCATCGACAATTTCTTCCATCGGCATTGCGCCACCAGAAGCTTTATTTTTTATTTCTTCTAATGTGGATAACGCCTTAGACTTTGTCGAACTTGTTTTAGGCAACCCTTTGCTTAATTCTATTTCCGCCTTATTCAAATCTGATAACAATGAAGTAGTATCTTGCATTGTATTTTCAGGGATAAGAGAACGAGCTTTCTGGTATTTATTTTTTACAAATCCATCAGCATATCTGCGAGTTAATAAACTTGATAAAATCAATGTTCCTAATTCAGTATAGGATTTCCCTTTTTCTCCAGCTCCATATAATTCAGCAACTTTACCTCCTCCTTTAGCGGCCGTAGCTAATCCATATGCCTTACCTAAAGTTTTTAATTTTGTCGGGTCTTTTAATCCTGTCAAAAGCGCTGTTCCCAAAGAAATAATATCATCTCCGAATTCTTCTTGCGCCGACTGAGGATCTGTAAAACCATTTGAAAGATAAGATGATATCTCTTTTAATTCTTGAGATGTAGGAAAAGATTCAATGACTTCTCTTCCCATTTTCTGAATAAAATTTTGTTCTCTATCTAGTATTTTAGGCGTTTTTGGAAGATATTCTAAAAGATTTTTAGCAAATTGAACTGTATCTCCAGGTAATCCAAGTATTGTTTCCGAAAATCGTGCAGCGCTCCTAATTGGATTTCTTGTGGATTCAGGTAATTTCCATTTGTCTTGTTTTGATAAATATTGATCCCAGTCTATAACTTGATCACCGTCTTGATTCGACTGTTGAATGGCTGTTTCTTCTTGTTCAACAAGCGGAGTATCTTCAATGAGATATTTAGACCAATCAATTGTATTCATCGAAATCTTAATCCATCTTTAGTGGCTTGTTCCGCTTTACTTGCAGGTATTTCATAAGTTCTTCCTTTAGAATCGACCATTATGAATTTAGACTCAAATTTATCAGTTTGTTCATTGATACTTTTTCTAAATTCTTCTGCAAGGGCTGCTTTTTGAGATCCTATTCTTTCCTCAATCAAAACATCCATGTTTGGTGGTTTTTTCCCTTTATTCTCTTTTAAAATATCCTTATAAGCATTGTATTCAATTATTTTTCCCTGATTTAGAATTCGTCTATTTCTAATGATGGCTCGCTTTCCTTCGTCACTATTCAACAAGCTTGGAATTGTCTTCATATAAGAAACTATTTCAAAATTTCTAATCTGACCAGGGAATACTTGGCTAACATCCCTTACATAATCTGCTTCTACTTTAGCATATTCTTCTGTTAATGGATTTCCTAAAATAGATAGTGGCAATCCCATAGAATCAAGAGTTTTTACCATTAAAGGTGTAGATAATTCACCACTTTTACTAAGTTCCTCTTGCTTGTCCAGACGCATATTTTCTGTAAATGCGGCATTGTATTCTTTAACAACTCTATCAGCATATTCTGCTTGTCTTTTTGCTTCTAATTTTTCTGATTCTGGTTCGTAAACTTTTTTAGAAGATTCTCTACGGTTTTCTACATAAGGATTTGTATATGCAGGAGGTAAACCAACTGCATCAAAAGCAGCCTTAAGTTGATCAGCAGATGCTTCAGGATTTTTATCCAAAACATTCTGGATAGCTCCTGAGACTTCTTGTGGAACTGGTTGTCCTCCTAGTCCACCTGGAGGGGATTTTGGTTGCATAGCTTTTTGCTGGGAAATTAATTGTTCACCCAAAACTTTAGCAACTTCTGGTCGGTTACTTAATGCCCGAAATAACCCAATCTGTTTTTCTTCTGGAGACAGATTCGGATCAGAGTAGACTTTCTGTGCTTCAGTCAATGCTTGGTTGAGCATAGATTTCTGCTGAGCTTCTTGTTGTCTCTGTAAATGCTGAGTGCGCATCTGTTCTAGTTGAGGAAAAAACGTCTGCCCAAAACCTTGGATTGCTCCACCTAAAAATTCCTGAAATCCTTTTGCCATAATGACTCCTTAAAACATATTTCCGACATTAGAACCGGCATTATAACCAAACGCCGCACCTGCTGGACCTCCTCCTAAGAATCCAACTCCAGCACCAAATAATCCGCCTAAAGGTCCCCAAATAGATGGTTTCTGTGATTTCTGTGGTTTTTGATACCTAAGTGCAGAGATCTTGTTTGAATAAGGTTGTTGCAAGAAAGGAAGTAATTGACTAAGAGAGTTCATTCTCTGTTGTTCATGCATCGAAGCAAGATCTGTTTCAAGACTTCTTCCTGCTTGGGATAAAGAATTATAAAGAGCACTTGAGCTCAAAGCTCCAGCCCCTGTTCCCCTACCGGCAAATCTTTCTGCAATAGTTGGAATTGTATACTGTTCGAATTGTTCCTTATAAGGAGCTTCGAAAGCTTGTCTTGATTCTGGAGAACCTCTAATTAAATCTAAAATATATGCTAATCCTTCCTGATAGGCAGGATTGCTTTCAAGACCACGACCTCTCAGCTGGTCTTTAGCAAAATCTTTTTGTAAAGATGTTAATGAAGGCATATTTCACCTCAAGTTTTAAAATATTCCATTACCCAAACACACCATGTGAGAGGAGCTCCAGTATTATTTGTGACTGTAACCTGTTGCAAAGCATTTGTCCACACGTTAGTACGTACAAATAATAGAGGATCGTTAATAAAATAAAAATTTGTTCCATTACTAGCTGCGCCAAATCCATGAACAGGAAATATATTTGTAGGTACATTAATAGTGCTTGGCTGTGTCACCGCAGGATCTGCATTTAACACAAAATTAGTTACCCCTATTGGAACAGGGACAGAAGCAAATGGAGCATTAAATGTCGTCAAATCAAAAGATAACCTCAGTGCATAGTTTGATTTTGTAGCTCCAGCAACCTGAGATGTAAACCATTGTTGAGCAGAGAGAAGTTCCCTTTTTTCATATTGCGCATTCTCTTTTATATTGACGATCGAAGATATCAAACGATGTCTTTCCGCAGTGAGCTGACGAAAAAACTCTTCATCTCCCTGAACTTGAAATTCAATCGGAAGATAACTACTAATTGTATTGGCTGGTCCAAAGGTCATTGTTTTACCCTTCCTTCTGGACGAGTCCAAATGACCATGCCTTGAAGTTCAAATTGTTCTTTTCCTGTATCATCATCTGCAATTTGTGCATCTGTAAGAGTGAGTTCTATTTGGAAAAATCTTCCGATGGCTCCTAAGAACACACGTTCATATTTCTCTCCTCTTGTGGTAACATTAATTTTGACTGTTCTTGTCATTTGAGGTGTATCTGTTTCATCGTCTATATAAAGATTTAAAGTGATTTCTCCGGTAGCTGTTCTTGTAGTATAAAGATCGACATACTGTAGTCTACATCTTAAACCTTGTTGGATATATGGATTGAATTTTTTAGTCCAGATATCGAAACCAAAATTGGTTCCATTGTCATCGGCATCATTGATTGTTTCATATGTCACATAGACATTTCCAGAAGTTGGATCGGCATCACCAGCTACTACTTGAGGAAATTGCGATTGCTCCGGTCCAGACCATGGCTGATTAGCTGTTTCCCAAGCAAATGTGGCATTTTGCCATTGCAGATCATTAAACTGCTTATAGTACCCAAAGCATCTAAACGGCTGTTTAAAAATAGCCCAAGTTTTATCTAGATAATTATAAGCAAGGACACGATTGTTAATTCCTGTGTTCGTATCTACATCTTCATAACACCAGTATGCAGTTGCTCGATAGTAATCCCTGATTCCTTGAACTCTTCTTAAAGAATTAAGAGTTGTGCCGAATCTCATATTGAAGAAAGACTGATCAGGAATTTTTAGATCGATTCTATCTACAGAATTTGTATCCGCTTCGATGAATCCATATCGACTAAAAGATAAAATTCCTTCATCAAACGAAATAGAACTTAAGGGAGACTCAGACCCATATTGTGTATTAAGTCTTTCCCATATAAATGGAAGGATTTCATTTCCTGTATAGCGTAATCTCCAGGTAGATCTTTGAAAGAAAACGATAAGTACATCACGAACAATAGCACAAGAAACTATCTGCTCATTTGTATCTGCATCGATGAATCCTCCTTTTCCTGGGATATCATCTCTCCATGCATTGTCATCTATTGCGAAAGGAGTTGGTGGAACTACAGCAGGATCTCCTCCGCTTGCTAATACATAAGGAGTTCCTATTTGAGACCATCTGGCACGATTAGTGAAAGTGCTTCCCCCTTCAGTTGTATTTAGGGCAATCAATCTTCCTTTATGTGCGATAATAAGCAGACAAGCAGTCATTCTGGTAGTTCCATTCACAATAGGACGTTGATTATTCCATCCCTGTGTTGTACTACCATTCCAAAAGCGAAGAGGATCTACATTATTTGTTACCCAAAGAGAACTTGCAAAATTTGTTGTCCAAAAGAAGTCATCATTTCCTCCGGTCCAAGATATTGGAGCACCTGTAGTCTGGAAGAAACTAATATCAAACCACATGATGCTAGGTGCAGAAATTAGCAGGTAAGCTTTTGTAGTGCTAAATCCAACAAGTTGTTGATTTCCTGTTGTGGTATAATATAATTTTAATCCTTGAACTGGAGTTGTTGGAAGAACAGCTAATAAGGAAAAACCTTCTCTTTTTCGGCATGAACCTCTCCACAAATATGCATCTTCTAGAATTGGAAAAGCTTCAAAACCAATAAGCCAAGGTTTATAATAAGTGACTAATCCGCCACCCTCAAATGGAGCTATAAGGCGTGGTTCATAAGCCATTATTTTGTTCCTATAGCCATCCACATAAATGCAAAGCTATGGCCACCTTTATTAAAAATATCAAATTGCGTAGCAGAAAATCCTGTAACTACCCAAAATTCATTGTCATTTCCTGGATTAGAACCCGCTCTTAAACCAGTGATTTGAATATTGTAAGGAATAGCCGAGAATGCTACAGGAAAAGTGACAGTACGAGAAGTAACTGATGCTGCTGCACTTGTTCCCCACTGCAATAAAAGACCATTTGTTGAATCACCAGGGAGAAAACTATATCCATTTGTTCCTAGACTAGTTCCCTGCTGATTTGATAGTCTGATATTTACCGCACCAGCACCTGTTTGCCAATAAAAGTTTTGACTATCTGCCCAGATGGCATTATTGTAATTTTGAGCAGCCACATAAGCTGGTGCCATTGCTTGTGTAAGAAGAGAAACCTTTTTATGTCTTCCTTCTCCCGCAGTTGTATCTGTATCCAAGAAAGCTATTTGATGATCATTTCCTAAGATTGTATTAAGATAACCAAAGTTTTGTCTAAGATCATCCTGACTATCAGAAAGTAAATCCGCTGCTAAAGGAATATCCTGCCAGGTATTAGCCATATTATACTCCTTTTATTTTCCTTCTTGTGGCTATTTGAGATGTGGAATCGGTATCCAAAAGATCATTTCTGTATACTTTTCCATCTTTAGTCAACTTAACGGATTTTCCGGACGATTCATGTCCTCTTTCTCCCATGGGAACATTAGTTAATTTCCCTTTTCTTTTAGACTTGTCGATATATTGCTTTGGATTTCTAATGACTACCATAAGTTACTCCACATGAGACCATACGCCACCACGAATAATATTGTTTAGGTGTTCTTTACTTATTTTAAAAATTTCTTTAATTTTTCTCTTGTCCATTCCTTCTCTATATAATCGTTTCAATAACTTAACTTTTTCATTTGTCAATCGATCTAGCCGATTTAAATTACATCTTCCTTTATTTCGTTTATCAATCGCATTTTCTGCATGTGTTCCAAGAAAAAGATGCTCTGGATTAATGCATTGCCTATTATCACATTTATGACAAACAACCATGTCGACAGGAATTTCTCCATTAAATTCTTTATATGAAATTCGATGAGCTGCTTCTGATTTTCCTTCAATTGATATCCTTCCATATCCTGTTCTGTCATGATCACCTTTCCAATTCCAACATCCAGTAATTTCATTAATTTCTTTTCTAAATAACAATTTGCATTTAGTAGAACATTCAAGTGCTGATGATTGTTTGATAAATTTTTGATTGCATTGAGGACAAAATCTTCCTCGGTTCTTTTGTCTATAATTTTCTTCACATTTTTTTGTAATCTCTGGTCTTCTTTTTCTATATTCAAGCAACCAATCATTACGACATTTTTTACAAACATATGTGCTTTTTTTAAGCAATGATGGATAAAATTCGAGAACATCTTTTTCTTTTTCACATTTTGTACATTTAACCATTGTAGTCTCCTTTCTTTAGGAGACCAAATCTTACCACGCACATATTTGTTTTGCATATCTAAATCTCTCAGTATATAGGAAAAATAGGAAAGGCAGGTCCCGAAACATTCTCGGCATAAGGTGTTTGTATTCGTTGATTAGATAATTGTTTCAATGTTCTTCTTTGAGCTAAAAGTTTTTGTTCTTCGAAGATTGGTTTAAGTTGGTTGGCTTCTTCGTAATCACCTTCTTGAATTAAGATTTTTATTGCCGCTCCATAGGCAATCATCTGCCACCACTCATTAAATTGAGGAAGGTCAGATAATCCAAAAGGAGGAGCAGAATTTCCATCGAAACCCTGGATTTCATTCGTAGTTGTATTGAAAACAGGAACGCCGCCTGAATTTGTTGCTGCATTTAAAACAACAGTCGGTGTATAGTAAGCAAGCATTTTAACAGAATATGTGTCATTAGGAATTGGTCTTAGGAACAATTGCTGCTGAAAGAACATGATATCTCGTGGTCTACTTGCCACATAGGGGTGATAGTGGCAAGAAGAATTTGTTCCATTGGGTGGTGCAGTTGCATAATTGAGTGTTACGGCACCAGTGAGATAATCGACAGTTCCAGTTCCGCCTTGATTTCCCGTGAGGGTTCCAGGATTCACAAAGAATTGCTGGACGGGAAGATCTAAAGGAATGGGCTGGTCTTGATCGGTAAATGTTTCCAGAGCCGGAGAGGGGTTTCCGTCTATATTTGGCTGCAATCCTATGACAACGGTTCCCTGTTGTACAGGTGTCTGGGTTAATGTAAAAGTAAAAGATGTAGTAAAACCATCAGGTTCAAATAGGTTTCTATCAATGAAGTTTAACTCTGGCCAAATACGGTAAAAAATATCTGGCGATTGATACCAAGCAAATTGATAGTTATCTACATAAATAGGAGGTTCAACCTGGTAGATATATTGTGGTAAAGAATAGGTTCCACAATTTGGAACAGAAGTAAAAGTGAAAAATCGTTTCAGTTTTAGGGAACGGAAATGTTCAGGCATATCGTAGAGATAAAAGTCGTTAATATAGTCGTCAATGCCAGGAGGATTCGTAACGCTGACAGCTCCAGGAACCGGGGAAGTATCTGGAAGCTGAGCAATGTCGAATTGTCCAGTTAATTTACGAATCGTATAACGAATGCGTGAAAGATCCCAAACAGTCATTATGCTGCCATAGATTCAATCATGAATTTGTATCTAGGCTGCTTTTTGCCTGTCTTTATAGGATTTCCTCTTTCATCTTGAAGATAACTATGCTGATCATAACCAGAACGTTCATTGATCCAGCGCGCAACTGAATGGGGAATAGTTGCTTGCTCACCATCTTCAAATGTTTTGGTAAAGTAAGGCATGCCCTTGTAGTATTTTCCGCTAATTTTCCCTGGCTGACCTGGACATTCGATATTGACAAATGTTCCAGATACTTTTTTGTCTGTTTCTGGTGTCATTGCTTCAATAGATTCGATATTCACCGGAGTTTTGTTAATCTTCATATGAACTAGAGGATCTTTCTTTATTTCTTGTGGAACGATCATTTTTGCCATAATTTTCTCCTTAAAATGGAATAGGTGTTGTTGAAATATTGTCGTAGGCATCTCCCAGAAGGGAATCGCAAACGTTATTTATCTGCTGAGGTTCTGTATTTGTGATTGGCGTAGGTCCAGAACCAACAGGAAGTACTTCTGCTGTAAATCTTGGATTTGATGGGATGACAAAAGTAGGGAAAAAGGACGTGTCTATATTTACAGAAGGAGGCACCTGTGTTGCCTGTATACTGAAAGTTGTGGCTGACAGTACTGTGATGATGCAAAGAATGTTATTCAATTCTACCATACCATAGTTCTGAGGCACATGTAGACGCACTACTTGACCTGTAGTTAAATTATGGTCTGTTGAAGTCGTCACAACTCCTGGATTCGAATTAGAAATTGTTTCTATAGGAATCCTGACAGGTGTAAAACTCATAAAAACCTTCAATAAAGGAAGGGGACAAAAAGTCCCCCACCTATATTTATCTAAACGTCACCTCTCCAGGCTGTCCAAGAAAGGATATCGCTTGCAGTAACTCCAATAGTTCCTGCTGCCGATGTTTGAAGAAGACCAGCACCAATGGTAAACCCTTGGAATTGCTGATTAGTCGTCGCATCGTCTAGCAAGTCTTGGTAGTAAGTAACCAAACCAACAGTTGTCGGCGTAGGTCCAGAACCAACAGGAATTACAAACGCAGGTGTGAATGGAACAGCAGATGCTGCTGGCCATGCCCACGCTGTGAATGCTGAAGAATCGATACTACCTATCGTTAAAGTAGTCGATGTAACAGCTGTAATTACGCCTTGAAGGTTGTTTGCTTCTACCATGCCGAAAGTGGATGGCACTCGAAGACGTACTTGCTGTCCTACTGTCAAACCATGAGCTTGAGTAGTAGTAACAACAACAGGATTTGCTTGGGTGATATTGCTAATCCATAGTCTTGATGGATAGAAGAGAGGACCTACAATTACTCTACGAATGACAAATGATGTCTCTTGAGTAAAGTTGGCTGTGTTGGTATTTACTGGTATTGTAAATGTATTTGCTCCTGTAACAGTTACAGTAAAATACATTCCGGAAAGCTGCTGCATGACAGCATTGTTTGTCATAAGAACAACATCACCAGTTTGCAAACCATGAGAAGTAGCAGTAGCTACAGCAGGATTTGCTTTTGTGATAGTTGTTCCACTGATAGATGGACCAAGTTGAACACTGCTTCTGCCATCATATAAAGAAATGGCATTAGAGGTTACTACAGCATTTAAAATGGCAGTACCTGCAGCATTCCAGTATTTAACTTTAGTTTGTGTGGGAAATACAGAATCCCAATACATCTCAGTGATGTTCTCATTACCTGTGCCAGAAGCTCCGAATTGTGTTTCATTCACAATCCAGATCTTTGTTGGCAAGAAACCAAGGTTGATATTGATTCTTGCTGGCAAAGTTGCTGTTTGTGCGGCAGTTGTTACCCCGCTTAACATAAAATGTTCTGCAAAAGGCATAATTTACCTCCTATGAGTGCGTCGCACGAAGATTGAATATCCATGCGTCATTCAATATCCGTGGAACTTGAGCAAATTTATACGCACCCAATTGCAACCTACGAAGTGGATCGGTGGGTCCACCAGGAGGTGTATAGATAAAGCTTGCTGTAGCTGTTGTTAGCTCAACAATCGCATATGCTTCTTGACCTGTGACAAACACGTTATAAACTGTGTTTCCATTCAGAGAAGCATTTGGACTTAGTGAACCTTTGGAGCTATACAAGAATCTGACGTTACCGACAGAACCCCATTCAGCATTCAAAATGTTCATATTGTTTGGATATTGAGCCTGAGAAATGAAACCAACGACAGATTCAAGGTCATCAAGAATTGCAGTATTCATCATGCCCCAGAAAGCTTCTCTTACAGGAGCAGTACCGAATTTTAAAGAACCTTCAATGTTATCGCTGATCATCATGGCATCGTTGCCAAGAAGGGCGAGCACTACAGCATCAATATCGCTTCTTGATAGTTCTGTTGGATTGTCACCATTGACGCCACCAGTACTATTGATTACAGAAGCAGTAGATGCTAACATGTTACGGATCAGCTCGTCTTCAGTCTCACGCATACTTTGTGCTAGTAAGGATACGGTTTGATTGAGGACAGGGTCTTGGTTGATAAACATGACCTGATCTGTGATCGTCACATAGGTGCCGTACCAGTCCAGTCTGGCATCTATGTCGACGGCATTTAATACCTGACCTGGAGGTGTTAAACCTGAGTCGGGTAACGGTACAGTCGCTGTTTGCAAGTTCGTATATCGACGATAACGAGCAATACGACCGCTATTTGGAGGAAGCTCTTTTTTCAGCGCCATTTGTTTATGTATCAGCTTTGGCATGGGACGTGACAAAAGCACGTTGTCAAACCATTGCTGTACTGGAGCTGGTAGAGCATTTGTAGTGGTTATTGTCATTTAAAACCTCTTTTAAGCACCTCTTGCGAACTTTTGAGACATCTCCCAAACCTGCTCTCGACTTAGTTTGGAAAAATCATCAGCCTGAGTCTTTAGAGAAGCGCTCACAGCATTAGAGGACACCGGTCTTTGAGCATTCTTCATGATTTTTTCTGCCTTTGGACTGGTTTGCTGTTTGCTCATCGTTTCCTCATACTCATCTGAAATTTTTGCCAACTTATAAGCCGCCTCAGCAGGATTCTTGGACATATGAATCTTGTGCGCTAAGGCTGGATCGTTTTTAATCATCGGAATTGCAAAATTCTCTATTACGTAATCGAAGTCTTCATGTTTAGAACGCATCCTCTGTTCGTCTTGAACAACTTTTTGCTGAGCAGCAAATTCTTCGACGACTTGACGAGCTTTTATCTCGGCTTTTTTTTCAGCACTCTGATGAACAAGCATTTTGGCTTGTTCTACAGTGAGATATTCAGAAGGATCCATTTTTTCTAATGGATCTGGTTCTGGAGGTTTTTCTTGCTGTTTAGCAAATCTCGCCTCTAGCTCATCGATGCGTTGTTTTTGAAGACGCATCACCTCATTGGCTTTTTCCCAATTGATATTCTCATTATTTTTTTGAGTTACCTCTTGAGTTTGTGCTTGAGATTGTTCGACTACTTCTTGTGTCTCTTGGACAATTTCCTCTTTTGCAATTTCTGTTTCTGTCATATATACCCTTTGCACACGGCGACTGTGCCCTTACGCCCATTTGACGATCATTCCGTTGATATGCACGAAATGATCCTGGTTACGCCCATGAGTCGGCGACACTTGAAAAAAATAATTGATAGTTTTGACAAAATTTTTTAAGACGGCAGGAAATCATCGTAATGATATTTCACGCCAGCCTTTGTCACTGAAGCTATCACTTCAGGAACAGGTTCGTTTTTTCCACCAACAGACCACGTTGGCCAATCTCCAGGAAGTGCCCATTCTAAAGTCAAAGTTCCTGTTTGGTTATCAATCCCAAAGAGAATGCAAGACAGCATCATTGGGGGCTTTTTGGTAAAACCAAGCGGCTTTATTTTGATAATATTAGGATGCTTTGGCCAAGGTTTGGCATGGAACATGATGTAGTACTTGCCTTCACGTTGCTGATTTGCATCCATGATGGTTTCAAGATCTTTCATCAAACGTTTTGTCATCGCTTGACGAGTTTCACCAAGTTGCTGCCCAGAAGATTGATATGGAATAAGTATTGTCATGCGATCTTACTAAACTTCTCTCTGTTAAGTTTTTTAGAATCACGATGAACAATCTCATTTTGCAGGTTCATATAAGGATTTCCCCTCATATGATTGTCAGGATATGCACCTCTCGGAGAGAAATGTTCTTCATCAGAATCATATCCTTTATCCCAGTGATGAGCGCCTTCAATCATTGGCGGACCACGATCGGGATCTTTTTGCTTAATGCTGTGAGCATCAGCCCTTGATCGTTCTTTTGGCATAATTCCTCCGTAAAAGAAATGTAAAGCTAAAATTTTAACTTTACACATAAGACATAGCAGTATTACGGAGTAATTTCAAGAAATATTTTTACAAAATAACCAAACAAAATTTGATGAAAATGAGGGAGAGGGGAATTTGTATAAAAATTAACAGTTATTTCTGTTGGATAAAAACTAGGTGTAGTATACTCCTTGCAAAGGATATATTTATGGACTGGCTACAAGTTTTCACAATTGTAGGTATCTTAGGTGGATTTATGTTTTTCATGCTTCAAAGAATTGAAAAAGATATTGATTCTATAGGAAAACGATTAGACAGAGATATCGATTCTTTAGGAAGAAGATTAGATGGCCATGCTCAGAGGATAGATCAACTTTATAGAATGTTCGTAGATTTAATTAAGGAAAAAAATAATAAATAGGGTCAATCTGACTTATAGATAAGATTATCAAAAACTTTTTCGAAATGTTGGATTAGAATATCTAGTTCTTGATCTACACTTAACGAATCTCGGACAGCAAAGGAAGTGTTTTTTCTTTCTTTTAAAACATCATAAAAATGTTGGATTTTAGCTATTATCTTCTTGTCTTCGTTTTCATGAATAGCTATGTTAGACATAGGATTCTCCTTGTTCAAGTCGATCTGCCAAGACACACGCTTCATGGTTACTTATCTTAAATTCCTTAATTAGATATGGTATACTTATCCGTTTATGTCGTTTTTTTAGCTTTAGTGCTTTATCAAAGAGTGTCTCTTCAACTGGTCTTCCTTTTATTCTCAATCTTTCTATATATCTTTTTTCTGCATGACTTATTCTATAACATTCTTGACATATTTTTGGCCCATTATTTTGCGTTCGACGGTTATATTGGATAGATGTTTCTTCAAAAGGAAGACAACATTGAGAGCATATTTGTTTCATAAAAATAAATCACTGAATTGTGAAAAACAAAAGGGGGCGCACTCAAGATGAGTGACCCCAAACGGCATTGGACTGCAATCCTGCGGTATGCCGTAATCACGCCTGATCCGACCTTTCGATCCTATGTTGCAGACTTATCAGGATTTTTTATCCTGTCCCTTAAACCATTTTTCGAATTGCTTTTTTTGTCTTTTTGAAGGAAAAAATTCATCGAATTGGGCTTCGTATTTTTCTCTATAAAGTTTCTCAAATAATTATAACCTTCTTTCACGTTTGTATTGTGTGTAGAAAATATTTATAATTTCATCTTCATCACAAAATTCTAGCATATCAGGAAATAAATCTTTCTGTTTGAGTGCTAACTGATGAAATTCTTCTATTTGCAGTTCATGAATTTGTTTCCAAGATAAATGAGTCCATTTTTTCATACTTCATCTTGCTTGTTGCATACACGACATTTTGAGCTTTGAACAAATCTTAAATATTCTATGAAAGGAGTATTTAACCCTATAGCCATTACAACACTTTCTGGGTTTAGTTCATACTTCGCGTGGCATTTGGAACAGAGAATGATTAGTGTTAAATCTCCATCTCCCAATCCTTTTTCTACTTCTTCTAATACTTTAAATTTATCGAAAGCAAACATTTTCAATAATTACTTAATGATTTTTTAGATGTTCTAAAATACAAAGTAAAGCTTTTGGAAGATTAAAAGATTCATATGGATATTCTTGTTCATATTCTTTCTTCCATTTTTTCTTTCTTTCAGATTCTTCTTTTTCATACTCTATGGAATGCCGTTTAAATATTTTGATTAGCTCATCAATTGTATATTTTTCTGGAATTTCATCCATGGTCTGATAATAGATCCTATGTTTCTTTATTTTCTACGTCAAGTGCTTCCACAACCTATCCTGAATCAAAATGTCTTGATTTAAAATTTTATGTGCCCTCACAACATGGTTTAGAGGCATCCAAAGATTTGTCATTTTCATCTGTTTGGTAGATATCTTTTTCATGATCGCAATCCGTTGTTAGAACCTCCATTACATGAATTGGATGTTGAGATTTTGAGACTCCTAAAAACTTCCAACCCCAATCTCTTTTCTCATAGATTTCACAATCATCATTTACCCAGCGTGTGCCAATTGGATGTTCTTTCATTTTATAAAACAATCTCCCATACTTTCAATTGAGATCTTAAAAATTCTTTATATTCATTAGGATGTTTTTCTTGTAATTCATCTATATCACACATATTTCCTTCTATTTTCACATGCACTTTTCCGGTTAATCCATCCGGAAGATTAATATCTGCCCAAAGCTCTGGCTTATCATGGAAAGCGTATTTTGAATCATAGAAAGGAATTGGAAGCCAATATTCTCCCCATCTTTGAACCACATATACATCTCCTTTTTGTAGATATAATACCTTCTTTCCTTGAGGAGGAAGTTTATCTGCTGGTCTTATCCATTCCATCTGAGATTCCTTCACCAAGTTTATATTGTTTTATCATTGATTTTTTAAATAAAAGGTCAATTTCTCCCACTCTAGGATAACTGTATCTACTTAATCCTTCAATTTCTCTCTGAATAACATATGCCTTTTGGATTTCTATACGTCTTGAAAATTCATCTGAAAATTGGTTGTGATTATTTGAAATTATATGATTGTTGCTAGGTGGGTGACAGTTTTGTCTAAATGCTATATTTATCATTTATGTATTATAGAATAACCCGCGGATATTTGAAACAACATTTCAGAATCCACCGGAAGATAAAATGTTGTTTCATAAATCTTAATCAGAAAAGGAATATCCACGATATATCCTAAACATGATTTTCTTTTTCTCTTTTCTCAAGAATTTTTATTTCTTCCATCAGCTTTCTGCAAACATTTTTACTTATGTTTAAATCCAAATCATTATTCACTACATACATTGTGATTTCAGCGATCTGAAGCTTTATTATTTGTTTTCTGTCTTGTATATGCGACGAATTTATAGCCTGCATAGCTTCTTGAAAAATTCGTTTTTCCTCTTGATGTTCCATCTCTGTTATCTTGGTTTTTGCTAATTTATCTAACGCAGTAAAATATTCTGGATAATATCTCAAATCCTCGACTGTAAAAGAATTTACTTTAGCTCTTATTGGACTTAATCCTTCTCTAAGTTCTTGTATTTTTTCAGGAGATGCTTTTGAATCTATAGCTATTTTTATTTTCTCTTCTTTTTGTCTTATCCAAAGAGTGATGCTTTCATTTTCATAAATTCTTTTATCTGGAGCACACACTGGTAAAGAGATTAAATCACATGTCAAAGGACATAGATATTCGTCAAAGCGCCTGTCTTCTTCGATGATTTTCCTATAAACAGGATACACATCAGTTTTCCGCGCTTCTGAAACCCATGTTTTGTATGCATCAGAAGACATGAATTTAATCTTAAATCTTTTATATCCTCTTAATCCGCCTTCAACTATTTCTCCAGCTGTAGAAAGAGCAACTCCTATTTTATATCCAGCCACAAATCCTGGAAGTCCACCAAAGATTGATCCTACTACTCCCAGAGTTGGTCCAGAAACTAATGCCCCTCCAACAAAACCACCTAAAGCACCTTCAGCAGCCCCTTTAAATACATTTTCAGCTATTTCTATGGTAATTTCTGTTGGTTTCTTTTTTTCTTGAGTTTGATAAAATGTGTACATTCTTTTTTCTTCTGATAAAAAAGAATCATCGGTCTGTAATTTAATTTGTTGTTTTTCCGGCATAATTACTAGAGCAGTATTTAACTGCAAAGACATACTCATAAAATTCCTATATATTTAAAAATTTGACTATTTGTTTGTTGAATAAAACTTATATGAATGGAGATATCACTATATCTCCACGATAATGTGCGTATACCTCGTAGAGAGCGGCGGATGCTAGAAGAGATATTGTAGGTATGGTTATTATTGAAATTTCTGGAAGAACTTTAGCAAAAAAAACGATTGCCAAAGATGCTACAGCAACCACAATCAAAGCTTTTTTGATATAATACGTTGCGCTAGTTGTGTCTTCGGAAGAAGACTGTTGCACTGCTCTATATTTTGGGTTTTCTTCTTTGGATTTATTATATATGAAAAAAAATTCAGGATCATCTCTCCCTTTGTCTCCCCATATTTGCTTTAATTCTTCTAATTCTTTTTGGTGAATTTGTAATATTTTACGCTTCTCTATCCCTCCCATGTAATTTGGAGAGGATTCATTATTAGAACTATTCCATAACTTTTTAGCTTGTTTCATCCCCTCAGTATCTGAATCAAGAATTTCGAATTTCGGTTTGTAAATTTCAGAATTGTAAGAATAAGGATTATTAGATACTGAACTCATAGGATTCCTGTAACGTTGTGTTGACATCACAGAATATAACAGATGTTCTAGATTAGAAGAATACGAAGGGAAATTTTAATAAATTTTAAAAAACTACTTCCATTCGTATTCTATTTGAAATTAAGAAATGACATGAACCCCTTCTTCGTCAATAATAATGGATGTTCCATCGTCCATTTCAAAATGCTCCACTTCAGCATACTTATCAGAATTTTCAGCAGCTTCTTGACTGTCGTGATAACCAGATCCAGGAGCATTTCCAGCATTTTCTATTTCATCATCAGTTAAATCTCTACACAAAGTATATTGATTAGCATTTATTGCTGCTCTTACAGAATCTTCATAGGCAGCTCCGGGGTGTTCTGATGATGCATGAGCATTTGCAGCTCTCATGCCACCATGTCCAGATACACCTTTACTCGATCTTCCAAAAATTCCAGGGGAAGAACAAGAGCAAAGTGCGAGAAATATACAGGAAAAAAGTAGATGTTTTTTCATTTGTGTCTCCTTGTTTAATGAATACATCGATTTTTAAATTTATACAAAATTCAATTTTTAAGGAAACACTATCGAGAAGCTGCTGCGAGTTTCTTTTGAAGATTGGAGGGCTCACTTTCCTGCTTTGCTTGCTCTACAGGTGAGCCTAAAGCAAGAGATTCTTCTATGGAATCTCCTTCTTCATCCCCCTGAATGTCTCTCTGAGCCATTTGAAGATCCATAATGAATTGAGCAAGTTTTATAAGACGATTTTCATCCATTTCTTCGAGTTCTTTTAAAGCTTTGGCGTTTTCTAACGCAGCAGATGCTCTATCATGAACTGCTTGTGATGTTCTTTCTTTAGCAAGTGCAATATCTGAAACAGCCCGTGCTCTTCTCTCTTGAGCTGCTGCAAAATCATTCTGAGATTTAGCCTCAAGAGATCTTGTAAGAACTTCTTGCTGTTCCATGGCTTGCTGAGTTTGCATTTGCTGGATTTGCATAGCTTGCTGTTCTTGTTTTTCGATGTCTTGGATAATTTCATTTTTTCCTTGAAGAGTGCTCTTATCCAAAATGTAAGCATTGGAAATTGGAATTCCCATCTGACGCATTTGCAGTGCTTGAATAAACTGAAGCTGTCTTTGTGTAGAAGTAAGTTCTCCCTCTTCAACAATACAATTATATTTCAGCATCATAGCAGCCATTTTCATCAATTGATTTTCAGGTGTAATGACTGTTTTAAGGATTTCTGATGGTTCTTCTCCTATAATTTTTGATATCTTCCCTATACCAAAATTGTTCAGCATCATATCCAACATGATGTCTCCAACAAACATTTGGCTTTGATTTAGTCGATCAAAAATATTTCTCAAACCTATTAATCCAGCACCCATTTTCAGCTTCATCAAAACACCAGTCATTTCTTTTGAACCCATATTCTGGGCAAAAAGCTCTTCTGGTCCAACGATATCCATGATTTCTTTTTCTATAGTTTGAATGAGTTCCATCCATCCAGATGCGACGGGAGGTGGGGGAAATGGGGTCACATCTGTAGCTAAGTTTGCCGTTTGCTTGAAATACATGACCTTGCCTGGACCTTGCATAAAAGCATCTTCAGGATTTACCAAAGCATCTTCTTTGACCATAATCCCAGATTGAACTTGAGCATCAAGAATATCCAAAAGACGGTTTCGTCTTCTGTTAAGCTCGATTTGAGAATCACGAATATTCCTTACAATTCCCTGGTATCTGTACGAGTAATTTTGTACTTCAGGAAAATGGTAACACACGAAAGGTACAAAAGGAAACCTGTCCAGCCCATAGGGTGTTCTCTCTTCATAAATGAGGTGATTGTTAACTAGAACATTTAATTTTATCGTTGGAATCGATGCTTTAATGAGTTCGACATTTGGATTAAATCTTTTTAACAGTTTGAACTGTTCGCGGGTTCCTCTCCACTCTACAACTTCACCACTCACACGATCTAATAATTTAAATCCTTCACGGTAATCTCTTACCCAATACTCATCATAGGCATACATTTCTTGCTGATATTGATACCAATTCTGGGCAAGAAACTGAAATTTACCATCTTTGGCTGCATAACCCTTTCCTAAGTATGCAATATCTTTTTTTATCCCTGGAACAATACTTTCCAGCTGACGTGTAGTAACATATTTCCTAGTCCAAATACGGTCGCAGTCAGACAAATCTGCTTTTGTCCAATAGTTATCCATTAGAAAAGAATTGAATGGGATTCTATCAGATCTTATCTCACCATTTTCAGGATCTTCCCTAAAATCGATCCAAAGATGCAACAGATTAAGACCGCAGATATTCGAACCATCAAAACAATCAGAAATCTTCTCATATGTTTGATCCTGCCTCATCATCCAACTGACAATCTTAGTTAACTGATCAGAAGTCTTTCCAGAATCTAAGTCATTATCGGACGGTGAAACAATAGTCGCTAGACGGTTATCACGCTGATATCCTCCAATCATGTTTATGATTCGAAGGATCTTGTTAAACATTAGAATTTTTTGATTGCGGTAATTGACGTTATAAAATGTATTCCAATAATCTTGCTGTCCTGTAGCCATCTTTGTATCAAGATCTGCTTCATACCACCACTGTTGCCATAATGACTGACTTTCTTTCCAGAAATCATCTAATTCTCTTGCTATAGGATTACTCACGGGCCATGTCATTGATTTTATCCTTTCTTGTATTTTATTCCAATAGTTTTTCTATTCTTTCTTTTGTTTTCATTTCAATAGTCTTTTTTCTCGATTTATTTGCTTTAATCAGTGTACATGTTTTTGAGCAGGTCATAGTTTTAGAATATCTGTATATTTCAAATTTATTCTCACATATCTGACAGATTCTTTGTTCTTTGACTTTATCATAATATCCCCGACTGTGACATAAAGAGGAACAATATATATTCTTTTTCCTAGATAGACTTTCAAATTCTTTATTACATACAGTGCATATTCTTTTATATATTTTTGCGTTTTGCCATAATTTTTTATGATGTTTAGAAGAATACTCACGACCTTCAGCTGTTCCTCTCCATAAATGCGCTTTTTTTATATTTTCTTTTACTTTTTGTCTAAGATCTTCTCCTCCAATTTCCCAATGATGTTTAACGTGATCGCTTTTCGATATACATTCTAAATTCGCAATGTCATTATTTGTCTTATCTTTATCTTTATGATGTATACAGTACCCTTCTTGTATAGGTCCAAAATGATCTTCCCAAACTATTCTGTGTAACTGGACACGCTCCATTCTAGAATAATAACCATTCGAATGTTTTGTATATTTTTTGCCTTTATATTCTATTGTCTTCATATAATCTCCATATAAATAATGGATATTATATCAATTAGAGTTATAATAGTCTATATTAAAATAATCAAATTATTACTTGTCACTCTAAACAAAATATAATAAGATGTCTAGTACTCCTACTCGTTGTTTGATCTTAAGGGCCAGCTTTTGTTGGCCCTTTCTTCATCTTGCCTTCTTTAACAATTCATTCATCTGAAAAGAATCCATCAAAGGTTCTCTGCAAAAGCAACAAACCCAAGCTGTTGCCTCTAGATCTTTTCCTTTAACTTTTAATTTTATAAATTTCGCCTGAAAAGATCTTTCACCACATCTCAAACAGCTTATTTTCTTTTCTTTGAATGCATCATCTTCTCTCCCATCTCGCATGCTTTGTCCCGTTTTTTATCAGCTTTTTCTAAATTTTTGAGATCTTTTCCGACTTTCTTGCTTTCTTTTTCAATCTTTCGAATTTGTTTATCCATAAATTTCCTATTTTCTTTTGATTCTTCTTAATTCAAAAAACCCACGATATTGTGGATATTCTTCTATAAATAGCCTGGCATAATATGCCGTAAACTTGTTGTTCAGCTTCTTAAGTTTAACATTTGGATCAATCCAGCGATGCAGCTCGAAAAGAAGCTTCATTCCAATTCTATTTCTTCCTTCCTGAATAGCATCAAAACATTTGCATTTGAGATGTTCGTAAACTTCGGGATGTTCTTCGTGGAACTTTAGAAACTCTTTCCAAAGACGGCTATCTTTATTTTCCAAATTGATGGGCTTAATGAAAGCAAATTGTCCTGTTCTTTCATCGCAATAAAGATACATTAGATGCATTCACTCTTAGGTTTGTCTATGAGAGTTAAAGTTTTCCTATACTGATCTATAAAATACTTGATGGTTTCTATCTCTTTTTCGTCATTCTTTATCCTAATCTGATAAGTTAAAATATCGTTTTCAATTATCTTGATTTTATCTTCAGATTCTCTGATATAAAGCAAAATTGTTTCTTTATTTAGATTCATATTAATATCCCAAATTCCTTTGTCTCATTTCTCTAATTGACTCAGCAGAAAGTTTGCTAACTGACTGTGGATTTATATGCTTCATTCCCATAATCGCTGTTCGAAAAGCATCTGCTCCATGGCTCCATTGATCATGCAAAGGAGAATCGTAATAAACCTTCAAAGATTCGTTCCATTTCTTACGGTAAAAATCCAAACATTTAATGCCTCTTTCACATGATTTTGCATCGAATGAACAATGAGGAAGCGTTGACCGTATTGCTTGTATTCCTTCTTCGACTTTTGCCTTCGGTACTGCCAGCATTGAATAGCCCATTTGCCTGGCTGTCGTGATGCGATCAATGCCGGAAGTAAATTCTCTGTTTTGCATATCATGTGGTACATAGTGTGTACCGAATATTGCACCGTTTTTGCTCTTCCAATCATCCAAATAGCGTAAGTAATGATCTAACCCCTCATTGTTGTTTTCGTAGTAGTGAAGAAAGTTTATTTTTCCCGATGGAAGAATTTGGAATAGCCATATCGCAGAAGCATCCCCAATCCCAATATCCCAGCCGGTATGCACAGGTAAATCAGTATGAACACGCAGATGGGTAATACGATCATCGTCGCGAGCAGCCTGTATATATTTTCCATAATACGATCCTTCGGCTCCTCTTGTGAATGAGCAGTAATACTCTTGTTGAATGAAGTCTTCAGGAATTCCTTCGCCTCTTAGCTTTTCCACATGCGAAGAGTCTAAAATGTCTGTATCATCAATAGTTAAAAGACTGTAAAAATAATCTGGACTTTCCTTCCTGCTTGCATAATTGCATAAATTATAAAAGTGATTTTGCCCATTGGGCGTGCTTAAGAATATTGCAGTTCCATTGTTCTGTGATATCCGCGGCTCAATGGTATACCAGCTTTCAGGGTCCATGTAAGCATATTCTGATAAGATAATGAAGCTTGGGTTCATGCCACGAGCTTGAGTGGCATTCTTCCCATCCAATCCCATAACAGAATAGATAGAACCATTAATTAACTCTAAACGCATGTCTGAGCTATTTTTATACTTCACTATCTCTTTTGGAAAGTGATCTAGATAGGACATAGCTTCGCCCTCATCTGTCTGATGAACGCTATTCCAAATTGCTCTTTTACCTTGATTGTATTTTGGAAAACAGTGCAAATAAACTGCGGGCTCATCCAGTGCTCTCCAGATGAGATAATTCAAAGCAAATAAGTCTTTACCAGCTCCACGATGCCATGCACAGACCACTCGTTTTTTCCCAGAATCCAATGCCTTCCAAGCATCGATCTGATAAGGACGGCATTTAAATTTATGTGGATAAACTATCTCAAGTTTTTCTTGTATTGTCATCGTTGTCATAGGGAAGTTTGGGAACAAAGACGATCTGCTTATCTAAATTTTCTTGCTGCTTAAGTTCTTTTTCATGCTGCTTCAGTTCTGGGTCATATAGTGCTGCATAACGTTGGAAGGGCGCATAATGCCCTTTTCCACTGAGGAGTAATTGCTCTCTTCTTGCACCAATAATCATCTTGGCTTGATTATAAGCATCGCGAAACTCATCTGACATTTCACAATATTCTTGAAGTTTATTTTGAGCAGAATAACCTCTAATTGCAGCAAATAATCTAAGCACTAAAGAGTCTTTTTTGTTTGCCCATTCAATTAATGCTTTTGCTTCTTCTTTCAGATCAAATCTTCTTGGTCTTCCTCCTTCATTTCCAACAGCATATTTATTTCCTTTAGGGGGAGCCATAACACCTCTGGTTAAAACATATTTTTAATTTGTCTTTACACATAAGTCAATAATTTTCTTTAGTTGTTTCAGAGAGAGCATTGAATTATAATGTAATGTAAAAACGATGAGATTGTAATGGTTCCGATTCAGCTAGATCTTTTCCGAAGCAAAGAAGAATGTGAGCTCATAACTTTGAGAAATGTAATTGAAGATGTTAGAAAGTCTGCTGACAAAGTAAGAAAAGGAACTTATGCAAGGATTAATGAGTTGAATAAAGAGTGTGGTGATCTGAGGAATCGTTTAGAAATAATCGAAAGGAACATTTGTAGAGGATGATATGCCAGAAACATGGATGCAAGTTTTAACAATTGTTGGTTCAAATTTAGTGATTATGCTTACTTTTTTTGGAGTTACGATAGCTTTACATTTATCGATTAGAGAAGATATTAGAGAAATGAAGCAAGAATCTAAAGAATTCCATGGAAGATTAGAGAAAATAGACGCTGAGTTTAAGGGCATAATGGCAAAACAAGATGCAGAATTTAAAGGAAAATTAGCTCAACAAGACGCTGAATTTAAAGCTCATTTGATGTATCATCATGATAAAAAGTCACAATAACTGAACATTCTTTTCCTTTGGTTTGACTATATTCCCAAGATAATCTTGAATCATTGTCAGCTTGTCCTGGTGCTAATCCTGGAAATATTTGATCTGCTATTGCATCACGGATGTACTTCATCGATACAGGAAGATTGTCTGAATCTAAATATCTCTTAGCTACTCGAGTGAGCTTGATATGACAAGGAAATGGAATATTTGGCTTTTCTGTTTTGAAAGTCGCCCATATCCATCGTCTTTGAGTATCATGTCTAACAGCTTTTTTCGCCCAATGTTCCCTCGAGTTCGCTTCGCTGACCGTGTAGATAGGCAATTGCCATTGAAATATCTGTTTCATTGAATATAAGCTTTAACTCCTCGAAGTTTGTTTTATAATAATCTTTATAACCAATAATTCTTTTAATCCTATCTTCTTCTGTTGTATGGGACCAGAAGTAAGGATGATCTGGTCTGCCGAGATAGACTACTGTGAACTTTTCCCTTAGTCTCCAAAACTCTCTGAGTTGTATTTCAGCTAATATCTCTTCTCTTGTTTTACTGATAGTGTTAAATGTAGTTTTCTTAATTTTGTTTTCTTTTATTGAAGGTGAGGTTGGATATTTTGTTTGTTCCAATAATGGTTTTATTTCTAATCCAAATAATTCTATTAATTTATTTGCTCTTAACGGATGTCTAAGCTTTCTTAAAGCTTTTGATTCGATTTGCCTTATTCTTTCTGTGCTAATTCCTAGATATTCTCCGCATTTTTTAAGAGTTTGACCTTCAATTGTTCGCATCTGAATAACAATTTTTTCTCTGTCAGTGAGGGTATTGAGTACTTTTTCAAGACCCTCATATTTTTCTTCTTCGATGAGAGAATCTCTAGGAGTTTTTCGATCTATTTCTTCTTCTCTCAAAACGGAACCTCTTCTTCCTCTACAGGTTTTTGAGTATGAGAAGAGAGATATGCATCTAGAGATTCAAATACTTTTTCCTGGAACGAGAGGAATGTTTTTTGATCTTCAAATCCATTAAATGCATAGTATTTTTTCTTTCCATCTTGTTCATAGGACCTAGAGGGGAAACTTATCCATCTCTGGTTTCCTTTTTTGAAATAAGACAGTTCACGAATAAGAAAATTTCCCCATTTGGCAATTTTAATATTAAATGAACCTTGTTTTACTTCGTGATTTGCTGGTTTATAATTAACAATTTCAATCATACTTTTCCTTTGATTAGTTTTTCTTTATCTTCATAGGTTAAAGGTTTCTTACTAGCTTGAACTAAAATTTCATCTCTAATTGATTTAATATCTTCTGGTTCTACTTTAAGTCGAAGAATTAAATCTGCCTTAGGTAATTTGTTAGAAATTGTGACAAGTTTTTCTTCTATCTTAAAATAAATTATATCACCAAAAAATCCAATGATTTCGAATTGTTCTTGAAGCATGTTATTTCTCCTGTACGGCTTCTAAATTTTCCTGTATAATTTCGATTTGTTTTAGGACATGAAAATACAGCACATGTCCGACGATAAGTGGTCGAGCTTCTTCGTAAAGCAAAGCTTGCGAACACACATCGACCAAATCACGCAAATTGGTCAGATCGTCTATAATTTCCATTTTATTCATAAAACCTCTAGTTCGGGTTGATAGATTATTTTTCCGCATTTTGTTGCAATCGCTAAATAGTCATATTTATGTTTTTCTATATCAGATTTAGCGTGAATTATATTATTATTGCATCCTATGTATCCTGTAGTAATTTCTACTCTAAAAAGTTTTCCTTTATGTAAAAAAGCTATATCGCATGAACAATGTGTCGAAACAGCTCTGAATACTTCGTATCCTTTTTGTAAAAGATCAATACAAATTTTAAGTTCTGAAATTGTTCCTATCGTTCCTTTTGGTAAAATAGTTGCAGGATTATTTCTTCTAAAATTGTCAATAGCGAATTGATTCGCACATTTCCTGCTACAATACTTTTTTATCGTAGAATGCTTTCCTTCGATTTTTTTTTCACAGTAAGGGCAAACCTTGTCTTTCATTTTTAAACCTCATAATATAGATATTACAGAGGTATTTTAGCATGTTTTGATTGCCAATTCAACCTAAAACTCTACATACCTTCGATCTTCATGATCCCAACGTTTTATCATTCCAGAAGCAACACGGCTGGTGAAAGCATCGCCGAAAAGATTTCGCATTTCTTGCGCGTTCATGTTCGTTGTGATGATCGTTCCGCAAACATCTCGGTTTTTCCAGCGAAAATCGATCAAAGATTGAATGAAATCTAACACGGAATCGCTAGGTTTGCGAAGGTTTGCTCCCAAATCGTCGATGACGAGAAGCGGTGTGTTTTGAAACTCTTCGATCATCTCTCGACGTGACCCTTGAGAAAAAAAAGCTTCTATGCACCTTTCGGTTAACTCAAATTGCGTGATAAAAATTGCAAAATCTGAGTTT